CTGAGGAGTATTACCTCCCAGGATTTTCATTAATCGCTAAAGAGCGATCAATCTACGGTCCTCAAAACCTGAGGTACCTGACTGGCGCTTGTAGCATCCAGTGTGACTCACAGTCACAACGGATACAAGGCGACGTAGGCGACGACCCGTTAGTTTACTACGGGTCGTCAGATCATGGTGAACCTTCCAAGTTAAAGAAGGCTCACATCCCCTGACGTTCAAGAAGGTATCTATTTCTTCTTGAAGGTAGCCAGGACGACGTGCAGGACTTGATCCATGATGGTAAGAATCCACCACCAGATCGAGCCCCCTGAGTCCGAGCCAGAAGTACGGTTCATGGCGTTTCTCCTCTCGACTGTCGGCACAAAGCCTCAAGTATGAGAATCGAAAAAGTCCATGTCCTATGTACTTCGGCTTCGAAACATCAGAACGCTGGGAAAGAAAGGCCCAGTGATGCAACGAAGGACATTTGATACCGCTGTCATCAGGATAGTCGACAGGCACCACTTTCGCGGAGCCTGTAACGCGACCCACTTCTGACAGCAAGTAATCAAGTGTCTCTTTGATCTCATACTCGGACCAGCGTGTCAACAGATTGTTGACATACTTATAGAGTATGGCCTCGTAGGCTTTTTGGCCTACGGTTGCCTGATCATTCCTTGGTTGGAATGGTCGTACGTCCACCCCGTAGCAGTAATCACCGCCACAGGACTCCCTGAAGTGACCTTCATGATATGTTTTATCAATGTTTATCATGAAACCCACCTCCTCAAACAATGTCACGACTTCAGAATGCATTGGCGATGGATAGATCATATCGTCGCCGTAGACTGAAATCGTATGTCTCCGCCTCTTATAAAGAATAGCGGAGAGTGACTTGAGGAGTGACAGGAAGACTAACGTTTGCAAAGGGAATGTATACCCTACTCCCATCGTGCAGAAAGTTTGACTTTCAACACGACAGCCATTGGGTAACTCGACAACACCAATCCTAGATGCATGGAGAATATTTCTCCAATCATCAGGAAAGAGGCGGTCGATTAGCTCAACTGACACTGTGTCAGATGCGCTAGATAGATCAGCAGTTGTATACATTGTGTGTACACTGCCTCTCCTGGCTAATGACCGATGGCGCATTTGAAGCGTCGAAATGTCATAGCCAATTCCCTTAAGTCTGGAACGAATCATTTCACCTAACCCAAAGCTCATGTAAGAGCCAATGGTTGTATTAGGCATGATCGCTCGTAATGACTTAAACGTTTTAGGGACTAGCGTCAGCTTCAGTGAACTCGTTTCTTGGTAGATGGACCTGTGTAGGTCACTATCACGTTGACTTGCCCAATATTTTTGGACACAGTCAACTTGACTCATTTCGGAGTCAAACCATGAAATTTGTTCAAGAGACCCGGAAATCGGTAATTCCCATCGCGCAGCTTCACAAGCTAAACGCGCAGGAATTCCGACCGAGGCCCGCCTTCCGAATCTGCAAAGGTTGCGATGTTCTTCATCGCTGTACACGCCTAGAACTTTGGCAATGTATATCGCGGCTCCATCAAGAACACGATCAGTGAATGCACTGACGTGGGTGATGGAGTGGTTCGCGATATGAGTCTGAACGCTCATGAACTTCTCAATGGAAGATTCAATGAGTTCATTCTCACTAAACAGATCCTTTTCGAATCTGTACCTTTTTAACAAGGAATTCATTTGGTAATCCGCTTTAAATCTATACGGATTAGAGCAGGTGAAGTCCAAGGCAGGAACTGAAGAACGAATCGCACCTATGTCATTGACGCTTAAAGCGGCGTAATGATCATTGCAAAAGGTGGGATCGTCCAGACAGTCACGGAAGTCCCGAATGAGGGTTCTTGCAACGTTACGCATCAACCCATCGACAGAGTAAAGTTTGCTCTGTGACTTGTGAACCATTTCAACCTCCTAAGGTTGGAAGGCTGACTAAACGGCGGCTACGAAAGCGAGCCGTTTGCCCAAAATCCATCGGTATCCGCGTCAGCAAGGAGCTGTGCGCCGAGCTTGTTCAGCTCAACGCAATCAGCTGCTGACAGGGACGGATGGATTTCCCTCTCTATGCGGATCGTGCAGAAAACTACACGACCGTCGGCCAAAACAACAGGCTTTGCAAGGCACATCGACTTCTTGTCCTTGCCATAGACTCCGGTTTTTGCATCAAGGGTCGGCGGACGGTATTTCACCGTCACGTTTCTCCTTGTCTGATAGTCCGTATCAGCAGGGACTATCAGGTGCAATCCGTTCGGAATGGTGACGCCATCATCAGCGAACACCAGGGCGGTTCCACCAGATGCTGCAACAGTTGCAGCGGCCAGTAAGGACATATTTTTCAGTCCCATCGTATGTACCTCCTAGGTACGGGTCTCGTAGACATGCCGCGGCAATTAGCGGCGGCGACCATGTGATTTTACCAATCCCAAAATAGGTTTTAGTAAAAGCGCAATGGCGTCTACGGCATGTATGCCGGCACGGTATCCCGTGCTCGACAAAGGGAGAGGTGGCAGAGTCAGATTACAGCGCCTGTTAACGGAATTGACTGTTTGAGTCGACCCGCCCCAGGAACCGTGTTCGTATGCTTCACCAGCGCGCCATCCGGTATACTTCAAATCAGTCGAAGCATACACTTCCTCATATTCGAGGACGGATGTCACCCAGTTACCCAACACTGAAACATCGTGTGGGAGGTTCACGGCATCTAGCCATGTTCCTACATCTACGAACCAATCTGCCACAAACGAGAAAGGGACAAGTTCCCAAGCAGTAGCGAATAAATCCGCACTGCCCAAGCGCAAGTCAGCTGATAGCTGCTCGCTCGAAGTTCGCTTAGCGACTTCGAAAATGACCCCCGCATCAACACGGTGCTTCCGCTTCGTGCTGACGCTACCCGAGGCCCACAGTTTGTTCGAAGATCCTCCGAACCACCATGTGACCGGAACGTCGGTAAACGGAATATAGAGATTCTCCATACCCGTTACACCCGACCGGACAACGGATCTCCTCTTTCCCAGTCGAGCCTGAAAACTCAGACCCGACCGGATGCCCTGATTAATATCAAGGACAAGAGGCTGCATGCCATAGCGATACTCAAGCCATGCTGAACTTACGGCTTGAGATGCTTTGCGTGCAGTGCGCGCATTAGCCACCATAGGCTCCTGAAACATACGTTTCAGTAGCTTCTGAGACTGCGCCATTGGACTTCTCAACATCGCGATCGTCTGACCAAGACCAGCTATTAATTCGCCAGTCATGATCGACTCCTTTTTGATCTTAGCATAAGCTTTGATCAAAGAGGCCTGTTCCATGTTCGGTACGTCATTTTGAAGCACCGATGTGAACGGAACGCGGTTGATTACCTGACAAGCAAGGTCTCCCCAAATGTGCATCGTGTAGCTTTCAGCAGGAACGCTGTAGCTCAGATTCCCATTAGTGACAGACCTCTCTCTTGTCAACATCGCTAATTCACCCATAACAACTTGCCCTTGCTTGACTCTCTTTCGAAAGTCAGGATGAGGCTCGTCATCAATGGACTTAAAGCGACCCTGATCGGCAGCATAGAAACTGTAATTCATGTTACCCCCGGCAGCTGGCGGCTTTGTTTCAGCCGCCCAGATGAACGTGGAGCTTTCTGAATTTGTTTCCCGATGTCGAACAGTAGGCATAAGTCCTCCGTTGAATCCTCTCCTGGTGGAGAGGTTAATAGAAACCCCCGGAAGGGG